AGATATAAAAGAGCAAAAAAGAATCAATCAGATGAATGATACCGCTTTGCTCTGGAAAATCATAAATAAAAATCATAAATAATTATGAGAGATAAAGATTATAGGCGTAGTCAAGAGGCTAAACATTACAAAGCAAGATTGAACATCCTTTCAAAGGGTAACATGGAATTGCTTAAGGAAGAGAATCTTACACCAAAAGAAGAAAGAAAAAGAAGACGCCTGATAAACAAATTGAAAACTGGTGATTTGAAGTATAATTGGATGGACAAGTGGGATAAGAAGTTTTCAAACAAGAGAAGAAGGTTGTTTCAGAAGACTGTTGATTTTCAACTCCCATCTAATGTATTTTTGAAAAGACAACATGTGAATCCGCAAGTCCCAGGTTATAATGGAGATTCAATTGAAGATTATTGGTTTTGGTTGATGCATGGTGATTATGACCCAGTACTTGGAATGTTTGAACTTGATATATATCCTGATGAATGATGAAAACGACAGATGAAATAAGAAAAGAAATTGCAAATTTAGAAGAAGAAAGGGAAAAGCTTAATAAAGAACAAAGTGAGATCTCTGAAAAAATTAGAACACTTGAACTTAAGCTTATAAATTTGCCCTGGGAAGGTAAGTACATCAAATATGTTGATACATTTGATAGTACTCCAATTTATATGAAAGTTGATTGGATTAGGGAATCTCCCGAAAAGACAAGAAGAAGCAGGCAATATTCATACACATTCAAAGGATTTGGATTTTTTGGTGAACTTACTGGGTATGATGACGCTACACAGTTTGAGTGGTCATATTGGTTTGAATTTGACATAACGGGAGAATTGAAAGACATTAAACAGAAGATTGGCAAAATTGAAGAAATCACTAAAGAAGAATTCAATGCTGCATTTGAATACTTGCTTGAAACAGTTAGAGAATATCATTATAACAAATTAAACAATTAATATTATGGGTGTAGATAGAACAAGTTATTTGATTTATGGTTTTAAGTTTGCAGATAAGCCCAATAAAAAGGTATTTGATGGCCATTATGAGGAATTGATGGAAGATACACCATACTGGGAATTTTTTAATTATGACAAATCTGACCAATGCCTTATATTTGATTATATGAGTGGTGAATATGTATACATTGGCATTAAGTTAGCAAAACTTGATGAATGGGATGATGATATATCTATTGAGATTTCTGAAGATGAAATAAATGGATTAAAAAATAAGTTAAATGAATATATGAAAGCTTGGCCTGATTATGTTCAGAATTTATGTAAAGGAATGATTCCTAAATTGTATTTCTTCATACATGCATATTGACAAATATATATAATAGAAAATGAACAAATTCAATGTACTTACTTGGGATTTCAATAAAGATGGAGTTGCATATTATGATGTGATGCCATATTTCAGGCAGGCATATCAATTCCGTGTAAAGACAAGTAAGAAATATAAGAACAATGAAGAACTTGATGAATACTTTAAAGTTCCCGTTACTTATGATGAAGTAAAAGACTTCATTCGTCGTGAGGCACAGTATCAATTTTGGGGCAGATGTGAATATGAGTTCATTATGCACGGGTGGCCTGTAAGAAAAAATGATTACAAGATTGATGTGTATGAACAGATTATGATGAATCTTGATGTGGTTGCAAAAATGTTTTATGATGAATTATGAACCAAGCAGCATTCAGAGACTTTACTTTACCAAACGGAAAAAGATATATTGAAACACAGAATAGAGTATATGCTCCGGTCTGTGGTGGTCGGGATTGTGTATTCTGGAAAATCGGTGGTTGTCTTTTGAAAAATACTTTTGACAATGTTGAATGTGTACCAGGTACAAGTTGGCATGAAGTTGATACAGAAGGTTATGTACTTGACAATGACGGATGGAGATACGGTACATTGTTTGGAGAGATATTTGACATAAGACTGCTGATAAGGATTGATAAAGACAGAAATAGGATTGATGAATCCGGTAATATGTTGGGATATAAATATTAAAAAGAAGCCGCAGTTAACTGCGGCTTCATTGTTGTTTATATATTTTGTTATTCTTCTTCAGGGATTGGGATGTCTTCTTCTTCATCTTCTGTCTTCTGTGATTGATGATTTACATGTGTATTGTAAATGTATTTGTTTTCACTCCATTCAGACCCAGCCTTTGTAAGTCCTGCGGCTGCAAATAATGATGCAACTGCACCAATGAATGCAGCAGCTTCAGACATACTTATTGTGATAGTATGTTGGAAGATGATGTCAACAATCATTCCGCCAATCAATACAGCAAGCAGTATCATACCAACAATGGTCGTACATACCAAGAAGAAGTTTTTTGAACTTACTCCTGTGTTGCTTTTGATAAGCTTCATGAAGAAATTGTCTTTTACAACCTTCATAATAAAATTAGGTAATTTCATTTGTGTGAGATATAATATTTGTTTTTGCCTTATACCTCAACCCTCTATATTTATTAAAAATAACCCTAAAAGTTATATAGATTTGTATTTGTTCCTTTCATCTCTTGCAATTGCTCCCTTGGATTTATGGATCCAAATGGTGTAGACAATGGAATGAGGTCAGTACTTATACCAAGACTTTGAAGTGAGAAATCACTTATTGTGTTGTTTATATTGTTAAGTACATTGTTTGCTTGCAATATTACAAAGTCTTCCATCATGTCTTTATACCTTGGTGTATTCTTAAGTAATGGAATTTGGCACAATGTCATAACAAGATCATCATGACCGTATGATGCTTTATAACTTCCACTACCATTCTTGTCTTCAAAGTTTTCAATTTCACCTATTGTTACTAAGTCAGGTACTTCAACATTGAACTTCTCAAGTTCCATCTTAAGCAATGCACAAGCAGTCTTCTTGTTAGGTGCAGTGAATCTGATACCTGGAATTGTCTTCCTGTTTGAATGCACACCAGGGATATTCTCATCTTCTGTGCCTTTCTTATATTGAACAAATCTTGTTGTGTCAAAACCATCTTTGCATAAAGAGAATCTCCACCAAGCTTCTCTTCTGTAGTCATCTTCATTAAGGTTCAATATATATTGATAGAACAATGCACCATAAGTGTTCCACTCAAGTGAGAACATACATCTGTCATTATTGAACAACTGTGCAGCAATAAGCCAATATTCAAGTGCAGCATGTTCAAGGTCAAGATTGTTGCATTTCCAATATCCTACTTGCTTGAACTTGTCTTTTTCAACTATCTGTATAAAGTTGAATATTGTGCTGTCTGAATCTCCACCGCCACCTTCTGCTAAGTCAGTAAGTATTACAAAGTATCCTGTTCTCAATTCATCAAAATTGAAATTAGGATCCCACACAAGACTATCTTTTCTTTGTATGAATATGTCTAAGTCCTTACGAGGTTCAAACAATATGGACTTGTCTCTCAATACTGACAAGCATTCACGTGAAACAATACATAAGTCAGATGCTGCAAATTGTGTACCAAACTGATAATAGAATGCTTCTTCTGAGCCAAGTTTACCAATCATTTCCTGTTTCCACTTTTCATCTCTCTTGTCCCATTGTTTTGTTTCAGGATTATACTGTGGTACTTGGTACCAGTCAATCTTATATGGTTTGTAAGAGTTTCGTTTCTCTATTGCACCCTTATATAATTTATAGAACAGGTTGAATCCATTCTGGGTGCTCATTATTGCAACATGTGCATTTGTTTGGGTTGATACAGTAGGAAGAATGTTTTGGTAGAAAAGTTCAAAATCATTCTTTGGACACCAAGCAAACTCATCAAGAATAAGGAAGTTGATTGTTATACCAAGGCCTGCGGTTGGTGAGAAAGCTTCAGTTGAAATTGATGAGTTATTGTCAAAACCAATTTCATGCATATTCCATTTCATTACACCACACTTGATATGCCAAGGCAGCCATCTGAACATATCCTTTATCTTTGACAGCAAGTCAACACCTGCAGGACCTGACTTTGAAAGTATAAGTCCCATCATATCTATATTGAACAATATTACCCACAAACAGAATATAGCAGTGGTTGTTGACTTACCTGACTGACGGGCAGCAAGAAGTATCGTAAAGTTGTTCTCCTTTAACAAATTAAGATATTCAATTTGATAGTCACGGAGGACACAAGGCTTCAGACCTTCAGGTGTCATCAAGAAACATTTGCTTGCAAAATATACTGGGTCAGCCTTGCAGTGAAGGTAGTCTTCAATTTCTTCCTGTGTTCTTCTATATACTAAATCAGGCTTCAGCAATTGTACATCTTTACCACAGAATGGATTTGACTTAAGAGGTAGACCTTGTTTGATTGCTTCAACAGCTTTATTGAATGCTTTTGTAGTCCATATAACTCGTTCGGCCTCTTTGCCACCTGACATTTCTTTTACCGGATTATATTCATATTCAAATTCCGATACAGCCATAAAAATTAATAATGTATTTGTTATTTGACAAACAATCCGAAGATTGCTCCAAATACTGAGTACAAGAATTCAAGAAATGAAGATATTGGATATTGCATACCTGCATCCTTTGTCTTGCTTCTCAATATTCCAATTTTATAAAGGAACTTATGTACCAAAAATTCATTGATGAAACTTTTGTTTGTTCTGTTGAAAACTGGATAGTCAAAATATTTTTCTCTTAACTTATTAAGTAATTCAACAACTTCTTCTTTTGTTACTTCATTCACATTCATTATAGTGAATCTCTCTTTCTTAAGATTATACATAAGTTTAGCCTTTTATTTATATGTAAAAATAAATTTTATGATAAATGTGACTATATTATAATGTAATTGATTAAGAAAAAAGATATGAGCACTATTGACAGATACAAGCTTGAAGGTCACGGAATTGTCGTTTTCATCATGTGCGGAATCCCTGGTTCAGGTAAGTCAACCTGGGCAAAGGAAAATCATTCCGACTTGGAACTGATTTCTCGTGACATCATTCGTGCTGAGCTTGGTCATACTTCAAGTGCTGATGAAAAGGCAGTATTGAGTGCAGACCTTGAAAACAAAGTAACTACTGAGGAATATGCAAGGATTACCAAGTGCATCAAAATGAAGAGAAGCTTCATCATTGATGACACCAATACAAATCCTAAGTATAGAAAGAATTTGCTTGACACTCTCAGGAGTTATGGCATATACATTGTAGGTGTAAATGTTGTTACTCCACTTGAAACTTGCATTACCCGTCGTCGTGGTCAGATTCCTGAAGAGGTAATTGAGAGACTGTATTACAGACAAGTTCCTCTTTCTCCTACTGATGTGGATGAACTTATCACCTATGATGGTACTACAGTAATTGTTCCTTGAACCTTTTGAATGCTAAACTATATAATGAAAAATGGCTGAAACCTTAAAAGTTTCAACCATTTTTTTTTGTTATGATATTTTTGGGGTTTTCTTAGGACGGCCAATCTTTGGCTTTGGAGGATTGTATTTATTGAACAACTCAAGAATATGAGTCTTTTTCTCTTCATAAGTCATTGCATCAATTGCATCTGCAAATTCAGGAACAATTTTTGTGGTCATACCTGACTTTATTACACCGCGGAGATATACATATACTGTTGTGATGATATTTGCAAACTTATATCCAAGAAAATGAAGTGTATATAAGAATCCCTCACCACAACGACCTGTTTCATATTCATCAAAGAAGTATTTGAATCCTGTGAATTTTTCCAAGCATTTTCTTCTGAACATACAACTTTGGAAGTGACAGATTGTATTCATTGGAATATCTTTCTGAAGTGCATTTGATATTACTTCATCATCAAGCTCAACACAAGAGTTAACAAGTACTCTTTTGTCTGGGAACATTACACAAGATGATACAACATCAACATCAGGATGTTCGTCAAGGAACTTGACTTGTTCTTTCAACTTTCCACCATCTACGATGTCATCACTGTCAACGAAACAGATATAATCACCTTTTGCTTGGCTAAGAACAAAGTTGTGTGTGTTTACATATCCAGGTTCTTCTGTCTGCCAAGCAACTACTTTTCCTGGGTAGTCCTTTTGATAGTTCAGAAGTGTAGTCATTGTAAGATCCTCTGACTTACCATCACAAAGGAATATCTCATAATTTTCATAGTCTTGGTTAAGAAGCATATCAATTGTATTCTTAACTATGTTTTGTCTGTCCTTTACACACAAACAAACTGTTACCTTTTTACTCATATATATAGTTTACTTTATTTATAGTAATGATGTCAGTTTAGGGAGGGGAGGATATATTGGAGGTATAGCAATACCTGTAAGCTGTCTTATTATCATGATTGCTTTTGTTATTGCATTCATAGCTTTTACTTGTACTTTTGAAATCAGTCCTTCCGCATCTGACTTCAATTTCTTTGCAGCGTTTATTGCAATTCTATTTATTATAGCGGCACCCATAGCACCTATACCTTGCCCAAGTGCATCAATAGCTGCATCACGGCTTCTTATCAAAAAATCAGCTTGTGTACCAACAAATGTCTCAACTTTTTCAATTGCTTGTCCTACATAAGAATTGACTTTTGTTACAACCCAGTCAGGTCCTTGTGTTACATATGCAGTTATAGATTCAATTCCAGCATTAAGTGAAGAAACAGTCCTGTCGGCATAATCTTTCATTGTACCTACTGTATTTGTTATGTTATTCTTAATTTCAGCAATCTTCTCTTTCTGCTGTTTATCCATTTGCTTCTTATTTTCCTTTTCCATACTCTTTGTCTTTATCAAATCAAGTATGTCGGCTGGCTTGATAAGTTTCTCTTTTGTCCAATATGTTATGGAGTCAACAAGAACATTCTGCATCTTATCAAATGAAAGCAGTTCGGTTGTCTTATCAGATATGTAAGTTGTAAGTTCGGTTGTTGTTACTGTGACACAGTGCTCAATCAAATCCTTTGTTATCTTCTTGTATAAGTTAGGGTCAACAACCGTATTGTAAATAAGTGCAACATTGTCAGCAGTATCAAGCACTTTAGAGAATGAACTTGTTGCGGCACCTGCTAAAAAGCTTGAACCGGCATTTATTGTTACCGCTTCAAGGTTACCAAGCAGATCACCTGGCAATGTATCTTTACTTATATAATTTCCAAGCATATTTAATCAACTTTTGTATTAATCAACTTTTGTATTCTTTGCTAACAAGTCTTGTGTTGCTCTCAATTCAGCAACACATTTCATCAATGGTGCAGTCAAGTTACCAGTATACCCAGCAGCTGATGTTGAAGCAACACTATCAAGAGCATTTGCAAATCGGTCAATGAACTTGACAAGTGATTCACCCATGACTGCTTTTTCCATCTTGTTTGTATTTGTATCACCAATGTATACTTGGTTGTCCTTTATCAAGACTTGTCCTTCACCTGACCTTATTATGATTTGGTTGTCAGGTGTAAGTGTTATGAATGTATTGTCAGAGTTCTTAAGTACAATTCCTTCACTTGGGCGGTAATAGATATATACAGCCATGTCGCCCATATTTCTTGAAAGCAATACTTCTGACTCTTGATAGTCTGATGCATTTTCTGATATGATGTCACGGGTGTCTTGGTTAAGTTCAAACATTGGAACATACCAAAATTCATGATATTCTTTGTCAGTCAATATCCAAATCTTACTACCTACATTCAACTTTGAAAACCTTTGATAACCTGTCATCATACCAGGATATATCCAAGGCATACCTTCTTTGTTCATAACAGCTGAATTGAACAATCCAGGTGCATCGGCTTTTACTCTTCCTATATATTTTGGGTCAGAAACATCAATTACTGTTCCTGGCAGTATTTTAAACTCCTCTAACTTCATATATTATTATGCTTGTGTTGTTTCTGATGATTCAGGTTGTACATCACCTAACATTTCATCATCTATTTCACCACCTGATTCATCTGATTCTGGTGCTTCACCTCCACCTTCTTCTCCGCCGCCTGGTTCTTCTTCATTTTCACCACCCATCTCTTCATCTCCACCTTCTTCATCTTCTTCTCCATTTTCATCACCACCTGCGGCTTTCTTCAATTTCTTTTCTTCCTTCATCTTCTTATTAAGTTCAATGTCAGCTTCAGACATCTTAAGATATTTAAGAATAAGGAATTCAGGATCGAAGTAAGGTTCTTCTTCACCTTCATCATTTGTTATTGTCAAACTGTCTTTCATTGTACCTATGAATTCAACTCTCTTTGTCATAACTTCCATTTCAGCAAGTTCAGTGAATTCATTGTATGAATTGTAATGCAATGAAATACTGTCAAGAATTCTCTTGTCATTCTTTATATCTGGGAGGTTAAGTGCAATTTGAATTCTGATTGGCTTCAACAATATTTCAGAGAATGTGTTACGAAGACGGGTAACAAAACGTGAGAAATTAATTTCATCTCTCAATTGTTGTGTTGGGTCTGCACCAAACCAAGTTGCCTGTGCTTCTTTGTCAAATCTTGACTCAGGAATCTTTGACATCTTATAAAGGTTACTTAAGAAGTATTTGATTTGGTCTGAATCATTAAGCATTGGTCCATTATCAACAAGTGTTTCAATTTCAGGACGACCTGCTTCATTTTCAGGCATCCAATATTCTTTGTTGAATGGAAGGTTTACTTTACCATTGACACGAAGTTCACCTGTATCTACATTGAATGAGATGTCTTCTTTATAACGATTCATTGCTTGTGAAAGTGTCTGCATTCCCTTTGCTTTGTTCATTCCATTTACAGGAATAGTGAACATCGTCTTGAATGATGCCTGTGTTACTGTCCAAATGACTTGTGCTTGTTCAACAATACGATAGATGTTGAAAGGACGAAGAAGACGTTCAAGATATGAAAGTCTTTCTGAAACACCTGAGTCTTCATATTTTACATATATGATTTGAGAATCAAGCAGCCATCTTTCTTTACCTTCTATACCCTTGAACTGTACCCAATATGTTGTACCGTTTACAATTGTTTTTGTAAGTGTTACAGGATCCAAGTCAATCAATCCAATAATTGAATGTGGATTCTCCAAATCATCATACAATATTTCATATGCAAGTATACCATCAATAAGAAATCTCTTGAAGTCATCCCAAGCATTACGTTTCCAGTTGAGCAGCATATATATTTTGTAGAATATTACATCAACTGCATTTCTAAGTTCCTCTGCTGACTTTTCTGTCAATTGTTGAGTAAGACCTGTATCAATGAATGGCTGGGCAATGTATGCTTCATTGTCATCATACACAATACATTCATTTGCCATTACATCAAGGATGTCTTCAAGTTCAGGTTGACTTGCTAACTTTCTAAGTAATTCACGGCGTTGTTCAAGAGTCTTTTCATGGAAGTCTCTTTCTTCTTCACCCTTTACACGGAAGTTGTTCATCATACCGCCATATATTGACTGGGTCATTATTGAATCTTCTTTAGGCCTCAAATCCTTATCAGCAGGAATTGCGTGCATATTCTTTAAGACCTGGTCAGTATAGTTCATACCATAGTGAGACAATGAATACAAGATCTTTGAAACTCTTGATTGTTTTTTCATCACTTGAGTATTGAACTGCTGCTGAGTCAGTATGTTAGATTCTACTGCTTCCATTATGCTCTGTTCATCTTCAAGAACAGAATTCAAATTCCCAAATATCATAACAGTTATATAAATTAGTTATATATGTAAAAATAAAAAAATGTAACAAATATACTATTTTTGCTTAACTAAAAATGAAAAATCCGTTTTTAGTTCTATATTATAATACAAGTTACAAAAGACAATAGATACATGGTTAAGACTTCCACTAACAACTCAAAGGGGACTTTGAATGACAAGCTTATTCAGTTGCGTGCAGATGTGATTGTTCCGTTCAGCCGAATTGACATCATTATCAAAACGAACAAGAATCCTTCTACTGGTGAGAATTATTCCTCACCAAGGTGGATTGTTTATCTTGCAAGTGATAGCAAATACAAGTATATCACTTTAACCGAAGACGATTTCTCTAATATTAAAAACTTACTTTAAATCAAACAAACATGGCAAATTTATCTACCGAAAAAAGTGTCGTTAGGACCGCTACTTCCAACAGTTATGATTATGAGCGCAAGCTTGCTGCTCTTACTGAGACTGACAAGCAGAAGTACAGGGCTCTTACTGAAAAGGTCGATGTTCATGATTTGACCACTCTTCATGAATATGGTTCCGATTTGAACTCTGTCGTTGCGGAGAACGGTGAACGACTTCTTGCATCTGTGCAGGCACAGGATGGTGGTGAAATTGTGGCTCTCACCACTCAGCTGCTTAGTCAGCTCAACATGATTGACATCAATGAAATCAATTCTGACACTAAGTGGAAGAACTTCCTCCGTAAGCTCCCTATTGTCAGCAAGTTCATCACGACTGTGGAGAATGTCAAAATCAAGTATAATGACATTGCCACCAATGTGAATGAGATTGCCGAGAAGATGGGAGATGCAAAGCTTGTTGCTTTGAAGGACAACTCCACTCTTCAGGAGATTTTCGACAATAATGTCTCTTACATTGACCGAATCCGCGAGCTTATCATGGCTCTCAAGGTTCTTGAGGAGGACAGCAAGGTTAAGCTTCAGGATATGAAGGACAACCCTGGCAATTATGAGTCCTATCAGATTTCTGAGATGCAGGACTTCATCAATTCTGTTCAGAAGAGAATTGCTGATATGCAGGTCACCGAGGCTGTACTTCAGCAGAACCTGCTTCAGATTAAGGCTACCCAGGGCAATAACATGGCAATTGCTGAGAAGTCCGACAACATTGTTACCAATGTCATTCCTCTTTGGAAGAATCAGTTGTCCATTGCGGTCATCATGAACAATCAGACTAACAATGTAAAGGCTCAGCAGATGTTGACCGAAACTACCAACAAGATCCTCGCCGAAAATGCCAAGAGCCTCCACACCAACTCTGTTGCTGTTGCTAAGGCTAATGAGGAGTCCGTCATTTCTCTTGAGACTCTCAAGACCACCACAAGTGAACTTGTTGCTACCATCCGTGAGGTTGAAAAGATTCACACTGAAGGTGATGCTCAGAGAAAGCTTATTGAGAAGGAACTTCACAACATGGCTATTCAGCTTGAGGACACCATTGGTAAAAAGCAGCTGAAGTAAATGAAAAAATCAAAAACAACCCCAAACCCTGGTGCTATGTATGCATTAAGTGAAACAGACAAAATGGCAAGCATAAGCTATGCGCCTGAGAAAATCAAAAGTGTTGAAATCAAAATGATTGAAGACACTTCTGGTGAACAGGTACAGAACTATAGGGTTGTTTATTTCTATCGTGACTATTCTTTCTTCAAAAAGAAGTATGATGATCTTACTGAAGATGAACTGAAGTTTGTCAATATTTATATTGCAAAACAAGATAAGAAAGCTTCAAAAGATAGAGCCAAGGCTAAAGTCACTGAAAGGTATAAGGTGGGTGACATCATTACCTTGAGGGGGAAGATTAGAGATGGTTCAACAAGAATTGTCAAGAAGTTTGAAGTTAAGAAAGTCATTTGGTCCATTCGTGGAAAGGAAATGAACATTCTTATTCTTAAGCAGCTGTCAGGTCCAAACAACAACCGTACACTTGGAAAGGATGACTGTCTAAAGTATCATATCAAGTATGAACCAGGTCTTCAGGTGTATTCTATGATGCTCGGGTTCGTCAAAAGCAAGAAAAAATTTGAGCAAATTGCTCAGTAAAATAAATGAATTAATTGAAAACATTTCTATTATATAATATAAGGAAATAGAAAGATATGGCTAAATTTATTAGACTTCACAACACGGAAGACAACAGTGTAATCATTGTTAGATCCGACAAGATTGTTATCATTGACAGTAATGTTGATTACAATCGTCTTGTATCTACAGTTCATGTTGAAGGTATGGAACCGTTCAATGTGAATGAGACACCTGAGAAGATTTTTGCAATGTTAGAAGAGAATAAAGAGAAATAAGTAATGTGTATTTGTGGCCGTAAGCCAAGCTGACACCAGATGAACTTCTTTTTTGATAAAGTACTTTTTGCTGAGTAATATTTATATTTGTCATTATGGTTTTTAGTTTTCGTCATTTTGTATTATAATTTTTAAAATGGCAGTTACTTGGTAGAGAAGAAATTGAGAAATATAAAGAACTAATCTGGACATGCACAAACTCACAATCGTTATCATCGGCGTCCTTGACTGAATTGATTTAGAAAGGCTTTGATAATTGGAGATAGATAATACCCAGTTAAAATATAAGCCCAAACTAATCAAAATTAATCAGAAATCAGAAGTTCTCTAATTTTAGAAGAGATTAAATAAAAACACTAAATTGCTTCTGCAGATTAATCTAGTGAAAGCGAAGACATATAACCTGAATGTCCCTGTTTATTGAAGGTTTGAGAGGTTGAGTATTTTGAGAGGAGGGCAAGGAAATTAGCAATGCGTAGCGATACTTCTATACGGGCAGCTCAAGTAATTGGGCTGCCTTGTTTATGAATACTTAAGTACGCATGTACTATATTAAATATAACTACAACAGTGATTTATTGCATATGATATTAGACAGAACATGGAATAAGAAAGAACAAAAACTTGTAATTAGTTATATTGATAATCAAGGAAATAGGCAGATGTATCAAAAATATTTCCATCACATTAAAACTTATGAGTATGATGAGAATGGAGAATTTGATACTTGGAATGGAAAGAAGGCAAGGAAGATCTATAAGGACACTTCAGTGTATGAACCAAATGAGTTTGACTTGCTTGAGTTTATGTATGAACTCCCAAAAGATTTGAATGATTCATTTCATGCACAGAACTTTCCAAAACTGTATTTCTTCGATATTGAAACAAAGTTTGACCCAACAAGTTTCCCAGATCCAGAAACAGCAGCACATCAGGTAACATCAATATCTCTTGTTGGACCTGATATGTCTTGTATTGTATATGGTTTGAGAAAGATGTCAGAGGAAAGTATTGCTTTACTTCGTAAAAGATATTTAGATTGGATTGATAACAATGAATTTGCAAAAGCAAGAAAATTGAAGGAACCTAAAGTGTTGTATCAGTATTTTGAGAATGAGAAAGATATGTTGCAACACTTCCTAACAATAATTTGTCCGAAGATACCTTGCTTGGCTGGATGGAACAGTTACCGATTTGACTTTTTGTACATAATCAATAGAGTCATAAATCTGTTTGGCAGAGGTGAAGCATATAATATGTTCAGAAAGGCATCACCAACAGGTGAGATAAAATCAATAAAAGTAGTTGACCAAGATGGTACAGTTCATAGATTCCCAGCGCCTTGTCATTCTGTTTGGCTTGACTATATGGAAATTGTAAAGCAGTATGATTATGTATTGAGACCTTATGAAAGCTATTCACTTGACTGGGTTGGTGAACATGCCGTAAAAGCAAACAAGATTAAGTATCAAGGAACTTTGAATGACTTGTATGAGAAGGACATTGAATGGTACTATTATTACAACGCAATTGATAGTCTTATTGGATTGTTGATTCATTACAAGTTGAAGTCACTTGAAAGTCCTTGTGCTGTTTCATCAATTACACTTGTACCGCTGCTTGCAGCATTCGGACAGGTTGCACTTACTACAGCTAATGTGTTCAATGAATTCTATCTTGACAACAAGAGAGTTGTTTATGATTATGATGCAGTTGAAAGATTCAAAGTAAATTATGAAGGTGCATTCTGTGCTTGTGTACCTGGACGATATGACTTCAATGTATGTGATGACTTTGCATCACTTTATCCATCACAGGTTCAAACTTGCAATCTGTCATTTGAGAATTTCATGACACCACCTATGATGGGACCTGATAGCTTAGGTAGATATATCCCAAGAGATTGGAGTCCAAATGAACTTGAGGAATTCAGGAAGGATCCAAACTACTTTGTAAGTATTATGGGGAATGTATATCATAATGACAAGGAGTATGCATTCAAGAGAATGCAGAGAAGAATCAAACAGAACCGAGATGTATATAAGTATACAGGACAAAGAATTGATTCTGAATTGCTTACTGAAATTGATAGACTTATAAAAGAAAAAGAATCAGCTTAATATATGAAGTACGTTAAAAAGGTTGATAAGATTTCAATCCCGGTAAAAGAAGGTGATTATGCATTAAATAATGCACCTAAGAATATAAAGTTTCTTTACAACAGTACAAACACAGTTAGTAGTGAACTCTATTATGAGTATACGTATGATGAAGAGAAAGAAGAGCAAGAGAAAGCTACATATTATTTCAAAGTCATTGCAATTGACAAAGAACCTGTTGAAATTCCAGCTGGATATGAATATGTATGTGCAGTACAAGGAGCTGACAAACATACCGTATATCTTATATATTTCTATTCACCTGATGCCGCTGTGTTTGGTAAGTTTATGAACATGTTTGGAGGATTTTAAATTAAACAATTATTGATATGTACTTAAATGACGAACAGAAAAAAGTATTGACTGCATTTAATGATTTGATGCCTTGGGACAGAGGCAACTTACTTTATTGTATTGCTATGACAATGCCAGGTGCAGAAATTGAAAAATACTTCCTTGATGAACTTGGATATTGCAAATATGATGACATTGATGTAGTAAAAGAAGTAATTGACAATGGTTATGAAACAGATGTGCTTGATGAAATGACAGACTATGACATTTGTGATTATCTTTTGAATACACCAGATCCTGCAGACAATGTAAGATATATGTTTGATGCACTTTATAAAGAAGACCAAGCGACAATGATAAGTGATTTG